CCGTGAAGGTGGATAGGGGCAGTGAGACACGGCGCTCACTGTCCCTCACCGTTGCTGACCCTCGTCAGTTCCCCCGGGCTGAAACCGACTTGTTCGGGGTGTACGGTCAACAGCTCTACGTCGAGCGAGGAATTCAGTATCTCGACGGCTCAACTGAGTCCGTTCCGCTAGGTACTTTCGTCATCACGAGCGTCAGCGGTGACGTACACACGGGCCCGCTCTCGATTGAAGCTGCGGGGCTTGAGATCCTGCTTAAGCGGGCTCTGTTCGGCAGTGCGACGAGCACCAAGGGCATTAGTAATGCTGCTGCATTCATCAACGCTCAGATTCTCGACACGATCCCTACGGCCGGTTTCGTTGACCGCTCGTCCAGTGGCGGAACGCTTCTTGCCACCAAGACTTGGGATGCCGGAACGGACAAGTGGGCGGCTCTCAGTGAGGTTGCCCTTAGCGTGGGCGCTGAACTGTTCTGTGACGCGTACGGCACGTTCGTTCTCGCTGACATTCCGTCGGTCAAGGACTCAAACCCCACTGTCGTTTGGGACGTGTCTGCGGGTGAGTCTGGCGTGATGGTGTCGGCTGAGCAGTCGCTTTCGAGTGACGAGGTTTACAACCGGGTCACGGTAGTTGGCGAGAATTCCGAGGACAACAAGCCCCCGGTTTCGGCAACGGTGTCCATTACGGACAGCGCGGACCCGCTGAGGTATGGGGGACCGTTCGGCAAGGTTGTCAAGCGGGTTTCGTCCAGCCTCGTCACGACCAACTCTCAGGCTAACGCTATGGCGCTTGCGCTCTTGCGTAAGGGGCGTGCGCCGAACCGTTCGGTCTCTGTGTCCGCTGTCCCCAACCCTGCGCTAGATGCGGGGGATTGGATCCGTGTGGACTACGGTCCGGGCATCTTGCCTGAGCTTCACCTTGTGAACGCCTTTGAAGTTCCGCTCTCGTCCGATGGGGGAGCGTTCACTATCGACACCATCGGCGGACGGGACGAGGACCAAACGTAATGGCGGCTGTAGACAAGCTACTTGGTGCGGCAGTGCAGTCCGTGAAGACTTCCGGTCTGCTTGAGTCCATGGCTCGTATGGGTGTGGTGTCAGCGGTCAACTCCGATGGCACCGTTGATGTTTCGCGCTCGGGGGACGTGTTCCCAAGCGTGAGGCTCTTGACCGGATACGCGAGCCCCACGGTTGGGGACTCCGTTCAGATGGTTAAGACCATGGGCGGTTGGGTCTGTGTGGGCGCGTATCGGACGGAAACGCCTACCCCTCAGTGGGTGTCTGCCTCGCTGGTGAGCGGCTACACGAACAGCGGAAATAGCAACGGAACCGTTCAGTATCGGCGGATTGTCGACCACGGCTCTACGTTCATTGAGTGGTGTGGCGGCATGTCGTGGGCTACCTCCGGAAGTCCTCCGAATGGTGGGCAGTTCTTCACCATGCCTTCCGGGTTCCGCCCGTTGTCCAAGCGCTCTGTCTCGGCGGCTGCCGGTGGTGTCGCCACAAAGATTGATTTCAACACTGACGGTGGTTGCGTGATTATCCCGCCTACCGGAGTGACTACGTGGTGCAGCGTCAACGGCGTGCGCTACCGCATTGATTAAGGAGAACGCCAGTGCCCCTAACCGATACGTACGGCCAGAACATCCCGTATCCGACGCTGACGGATAAGCCCAACGCTCAGAGCCTCGCTGAGGGTCTAGTCACGAACATGACCCCCAAGCTAGTCATGACGTTCGCCTCAGCGGTGACCCGTGGTGCGACCGTCAAGAAGCCTCTTGAGGGCATGGTGACTTGGCTCAAGGATGTCAACCGGCTTGAGGTGTACGACGGTTCGGCTTGGGTGTCGTTCGCGTCGGGCACGAACACTTGGAAGTCCGTTTCACTTGCTTCCGGGTGGTCCAACAACGGCAACTCTCAGGGAACGTTTCAGTACCGGGTTGTGAACCTCTTTGGTGAGGACACGATCATGTTTCGTGGTGGCATTTCCCGCTCGTCCTACCCGGGGTCTATTCCCTCGTACTTTGAGCTGAACACGTCCGCGCTACCGACTTCCGCGCGTCCGGCTTCTCTGCGAACGATCGTTGTTCCGTGCTCTGACGTGAGCAGCGATCGAATCACTCTCAAGCTCGACATCACTACGGACGGTTGGCTACGCCTGTACGGCGCGTCTGCCACGGCTAAGCCCCCGTGGGTCGGGTTCAACGGCTGCTTTACGTCCCTCTAACCAACTACTGAATTCAGTAACAGACTTACCCCCGTCCGGTAGGGCACGACCGGGCGGGGGTTCCCTTTGCTCGAAAGGAGCAACCCACATGGGTACCACTTGGGTTCCGGGCGCTGAGCGCCTAGGTAGCGGCAAGATTGGCGGGGCCATGGACAGCCCCAACCGTCCGGCGCGTGTGGTCTGGCACACCACGGAGAGCGGCGCGGGTAACGCTGCGTTCAACTCCGTTGGGAAGTACCTGACTTCCATCGGCGCAGAGCCTCACTTCCTGTACGACCCGACCACTGACCGGCTTGGGCAGTACGGTCCGCTTGACCAGTCTGCGCGAGCCCTCAAGAACGATGGCAACACGCGTACGAACCGTACGGGTCGGGCTTGCATTCAGATTGAGGTACTTGGGCGCGCGGCTACTCCGTTCACGGGGTATTGGCGTCCGGGTAAGAACTTCAAGGCGCTTATGTCGGCTATCCGTTCGTGGGGTATCCCGGATGAGTTCCCGCTACCGCTCGCCAAGACGGCTAGCGCGACCAAGCGTGACCGTTCGGTTTGGCTCGCCAAGGGTGGCCACTATGGGCACTGCAACGTTCCGGGTAACGATCACTGGGATCCGGGCGCGATCAACACGGCGGCTCTGTTCGCTGCGGCTCCCAAGGCTTCCGGCGGCACGTCGACCACCAAGCCCGCGACCGTTCCCACGGTGAGCCTTGCGAACGTCGTTGAGGCGGCTCGTAAGGACCCTAAGGCGGCTCAGGGTAAGACGACTCACGCGAGTGACGTCAAGCCCGTTGAGAAGGCTCTCAAGGCTGCCGGTCTGCTGTCTGCGGCGTACGCGTCTGACGGCTCGTTTGGGTCGGTCACGGTTACGGCGTACGCCAAGTGGCAGAAGCGCTTGGGTTACTCGGGCACTGCCGCTGACGGCATCCCGGGCAAGGCTTCCCTTGTGGCGCTTGGGAACAAGTACGGATTCAAGGTGAAGTAATGAGCGACCGTGACCCCCTTGGCGTGACGATTGGCGCGCGGGAGATCTACGACGAGCTTGTTGGGATGCGTGAGGACGTTCGGTCTCTGACGCATCACAGCGAGACCGTCACGAACAAGCTTGAAGACCACGAGACCCGTATTCGGGTGCTTGAGCGTTGGAAGTACGCACTTCCTACGGCTGCTGTCTCTGGCGTGCTCGCTGCGGGGGTCACCCTTGCTCGTGCTGCCGGTGCTCTCTAACTATCAGGAGGTTCCCCTATGGGGTTTGTGAAGGATCATGCCGCGCGGTTCTATGCGGTGCTTGTGGCTCTCGTTGCGCTAGCGGCTCACTTTGTGCCGGACCTACCGTCTGAGCTAATCCTTGCGGTTGCTGCGGCTCTGCTTGGTCTTGGTGAGGGTGTGCAGCGTCTTGAGGATGCTAAGACCGTTGCTGCGTTCCTGTACGCGGACGGGAAGCATCGCAAGTAGGGAAGTCCTTGCGCTCCCGTAGTTGGGTAAGCCCTAGCTACGGGAGGTTGCTTTGAAGTTCCCGCACATTGCCTTTATTGGCAAGAAGCGAACCGGTAAGGACACAGCTGCCGGTTTCCTCGTCCGCCATGCTGCCTATACGCGGGTGGCTTTCGCTGACCCGCTCAAGGAAATGGCGCTTGGCATTGACCCGCTGATTCCTACGGCTTACGACCGTGGATATCGGCTCTCGGTCCGGCTTTCCAAGTTGGTCCGTGATGTGGGTTGGGAGTACGCCAAGGACCACTATCCGGAGGTTCGGCGCATTCTTCAGACCTCTGGTCAGTCGGTGCGTCGAC